CGACAAATACGAGAAGTGGCTGGCTGGCGCAGGCAACGTCGTCGAAGGCACACCCCTCTCGGCACTGCCCAAGATGACTCCCGCCAAGATCGAGGAATACCGCTACTTCAACATCACCACGGTCGAGCAACTGGCGTCCGCCTCGGACGCGGTGGGCCAGAAGTTCTTCGGCTTCAGCGACGACAAACGCTCGGCCAGCGCGTTCCTCGACATGGCCAAGGGCAATGCGCCACTCGCCAAGATGCGCCAGGAACTGAAGGAACGCGACACCAAGATCGACCGCCTCGAAGCCAAGCTGCTCGATCTAGACCGCAAGATGAACGCTGGGAAAACAGAGCGCGCAACGCCTAGCGAGTAAGCCATGCCGTATCAGATCGTCAACGACTCGACGCTCGCGGCCATCGTCCAGAACGTCGCGCAGATGGTCAGTTACGACGTTCCGAACGATCCAGCCGGTTCGACCGACCCCAGCATCCAGCAGATGGTTCAGGCCGTCAATATGGCGGGCCTGGACTTGCTGACCATGTACGAGTGGCAGGAGCTCACCAAGCCCTACACGATCACAATCCAAGCCGACGGGCCGAACCAATCGCAAAAGGCATTCGATCTGCCAGAAGACTTCTACGATTGGATCGACCAGACGCAATGGAACCAGACGAATCAGTGGCCCGCCATTGGTCCGATCTCGCCGCAAATGTGGCAGCAACTGCTGGTCCGCCAAGTGCTGCCCACGCTGTCCTTCTACTGGATGGTGCGCGAGTCGCAAATCTACATCCTCTCGCCCCCCACCTCGGCGCAGAATTTGGTCTTCTACTACCAGTCGGCTGCATGGGTACGCGACGCGGACAACGACAGCCTTTACAAGAACCGGGCCACCAAGAACGGCGACGTGATCCTGCTCGACAGCTATCTGGTCACGCTCTACACGCGCGCGAAATGGCTGGAAGCGAAAGGACTCGACTCCTCCGCCGCCATGCGCGACTTCTTGCTGAACGCGGACAACCGATGGGGCCAAGAAAAGGGCGCTCCCGTCCTGACGATGACGCGCGAATACCGCTTCCCCTACATCCAGCCCCTATCGAATACGCCTGATACCGGCTTCGGTGGGTAGCGATGCCGCTCATCGCGCCGCGCCCAAACCGCGTCCCGAAGAAATCCGCGGCGTCGGGGGTGTCGCGGATGGTGTCGTCGCCTGCGCCGATTGGAGGGCTGAATTTCCGTGACTCGGTGACGCAGATGCCGGTGGAGGACGCGACCTTGCTACGCAACTTCCTCCCACGGCGAACCGGCGTCTCCCTCAGACCGGGATGGAAGTACCACACCACGGCCCTACCCGACGACATCGGGTCGCTGTTCGCCTACAACGCAGGTGGCGGACAAGATGGGCGGCTGTTTGCAGCCTCGGGCGGCGACCTGTGGAATGTGACCGAGACGCAGCCAGAAATCTCCGCGTCAGGCACCGGTTCACTGCTCGACGATTGGGATACGGTCCAGTTCGCCAATCCCGCTGGCAACTTCCTGCTCGCCGTGTCGCCTGGAGCAGGCTACTGGACATATGACGGCTCGACTTGGACGCATCAAGCCGTCGTCGGCCTGCCCGCCAACCCGACCCGCGTCTGGGTCTGGAAACGCCGCGTGTGGTTCGCCGTCGAGGACAGTTCGCAGGTCTTCTACCTGGACACGGTGGACTCGATCACCGGCACTGCCGTCGCGTTCGAGATGGGCTCCATGCTCAACCACGGCGGCAACATCTGCGCCGGGATGAACTGGACGATGGACGCCGGAGTCGGCATCGACGATTTCATGGTCGTCATCGGCACCGAAGGCGACGTTTCCGTGTGGCAAGGCACCGATCCCACCAGCGCCGCCACCTTCGGCCTGAAGGGATTTTGGTACGTCGGCCCCGTGCCGCGCAAAGGGCGCTTCTTCACGTCCTATGGCGGCGACGTGATGATCCTGTCCGAGCTCGGCCTCGTGCCGCTCTCGAAACTCGTCAACGGCCAGTTCTCCGTCGATCTGAGCCAGGGTCCGAGCGCGAAGGTGCAGCCCGTGCTCTCGCCGCTCATCAGCGAACTCAAGGATCTTCCGAGCTTCGACCTGCAAACCATTCCGTCCCAGGAAATCCTGCTGATCCGCCTGCCACCACAGGGCGCGCTCTATCAGCAGTACGCGATGAACGTCACCACGGGCGCGTGGTCAACCCTGCACGATATGTCGATGACCGCATCCAGCTTGTTCGGTGGCGACTTCTACTTCGCCACCGACTCGCGGCGCGTGGCCCTTGGGTTCTATGGCGACCTCGATGCCGTCGAGACGGATGGAACACTCGGAGAGGCCGTGACGGGCGAATTGCAGCCCGCCTTCAATGCCTACGAAACGCCGGGCATCCTGAAACAGTTCGTGATGGCTCGCCCCATCTTCGTGTGCGAACAGCCACCGTCGATCAAGGTTCGCCTGAACACCCAATATTCGATGCGCGGCGTCGCGGGCTCGCCCTCCTTTACGCCAGATCCCCAGTCCGAATGGGACCAATCAAAGTGGGACGTTGGGCGCTGGGCGTCGTCCAGCAACGTCGCGGAGATATGGGTCGGTGTGCGCGGGCTCGGCTATTACGGCGCACTGCGAATGCGCGTGCGCGGCGCAGGCGGCTCTACCTCGTTCTCCAGTTATCACGTCATGGCACAATTAGGGGGCGCGATGTAGATGGCGGAAACCAATGCACTGATCTCCGCACTGCGCGCAGCCTCGACGGAAGCCGAAGCGCCGGACTCCTACGACGCTCGCTTCCCTGGCTTCATTCCATCGTGGCAGACGCGCGATGTTTCGCCTTTGCCGCCATTCGTGGCTCCGACGCCAAAGCGGTATACCGGACCCAGCATCGCCGACTTGCGCGCAAAACGCATGTCCGACGCGGCTATTGAAGCCCTACGCGCGCCGCCAACGACCTACAATCCATTCACGGAAGGGTGGGGAAACAACGTCTTCGGCTTCTTCTCGCCCGTGGGCTCGATGCTCGCCAGCGCGCAGGTTCCGCTGTACGCACCCGATCCTGCCCAGCTGCCTGAGCCCATCTCGGCCAGCGAACCCATCGCTTCACGCTTGCCAGTGACGGAGGAGCAGAGTCCGCAGACTCAGTCCACCCCACAGAGCAATCTGCCCGAGGCGTTCGATCCAGTCCAGTTGGTCGGCTCGCCGCAATTCCCGGCGCCAACGCCCACAACCTCTCAGCCAATCGCACCGCCACCGCCAATCGCACCGCCAATAATGCCGTTTGAGCCAGTGGCCCCTCCCTCTCCTCCGATTGCGCTAGCGCCCCCGCCTCCTCCGATCTCGCTCGCGCCGCCACCCCCACCTGCCATCCCAACTCAAATCGCGCCAGCGATCCGCCCGGAACCGATGCAGTGGGACTTGCCGTCCCTGGACATCGCTCCAATCCCGCAGTTCATCGCACCCGACACCACACTGCCTCGAAGGCCGCCGCGAAACACAGCGACACCACGCGGCTTGCGAAAGTGACCAATGATCGTCTTCGGCCCCCACGACACGCTGGGTAAATGGCTCTGTGAGCGCATCCAGTATGTGCCCACACCCAACTTGCGCTGCATGGGCAACGTCGCGAGGGATGGCACGATCCGGGGCGTCGTCGGTTTCGACGACTGGAACGGCGCGTCATGCCAGATGCACGTTGCTGGCGAAGGCTATTGGGTGACGCGCGACTTCCTGCGTCACGTCTTTGCCTACGTCTTCGACACTGCGGGACTCAATATGGTGATCGGCGTGGTTCCCAGTGGCAATACACGCGCACTGCGCTTCGACAAGCACGTCGGGTTCAAAGTGGTCGCCACGCTGGAAGGGGCGCACCCAGATGGTAGTCTGGTGATCGTATCGCTGAAACGCGAGGATTGCCGATACCTGGAGAGGAAAGATGGGCAAGAAATCAATTCCCGAGCCGCCTGACTACAAAGGCGCAGCCCTCGAAGAAGCGAAGTATTCGCGTGAGAACCTCGTCACGCAGAATTACGCCAACCGGCCTTCCATCTATACGCCATGGGGAGCGCAGACTTGGGATGCCCGCGCCAGCACCGATCCGGCAACGGGCCAAGCGGTTACCGAGTGGTCGCAAAACGTCTCGCTCGACCCGTCGCTCCAAAATGCGCTGAACGCCCAAATCGCGATCCAGCAAGGCCGCAGCGATCTCGCCTCTGGGTTCATGCAGCGGGTAGGCGATGAGTATCGGTTGCCCTTCGATTGGAAGTCGCTGCCACCGACTACGATGGTCGGCCAACCACAGCCCATGATGAGTTCTGTGGCAGACTACTCCCCTGGTCTACGCACCGATATTCCGACCAACAACGACGCCATCGTGCGCGGCTTCAGTTTCGGTGGCCCGCGCATGGGCATCGACAGTGCAACCGGCGGACTGTCCTACGGAACTCCAGAAACGCCGGTTTCGATGAACTTCGACCCGATGCTCGGCGGCCTCACGCGCGGTGTCCAGAGCGCGAATATCCGCGGCGATGTGGACCCAATGATGGGTCTGCTCGCCACACGCACCAATCCCATCGGAGCGCAAAGCGCGCTGAATCTCGGCGACAACCCGCTGATCCCGCAATTCGACTCTGGCTATCGCGACCGGATCGCGACCTCGCTGATGGAGCGCATGAACCCTCTCCACGAATATCAGCGCAGACAACTGGAAACGCAGCTATCCAACCAGGGTTTCCAGACTGGCACAGAGGGTTACCGGCGCGCACTGGACGAGATGAACCAGCGCCAAGCCGCGGAACGCTACAACGCGCTCGATATAGCAGGCGCCGAAGCGCAGCGCCTATACGACATGCAGTCGCAATCGGCGCAGCAAGCGTTTCAACAAGACCTCGCGCTGGGTCAATTCGCCAACCAAGCGATGCAGCAGCAGTTCGGTCAGGACTTGAGCGCGAATCAGTTCCAGAACCAAGCCGCACAGCAGGCGTTCTCGCAGAACCTTGATGCCATCCAGGCTGCGAATGCCGCCGAGGCCCAGCGGTTCAATCAGGCCGTCGCGGCTGGGCAGTTCGGCAACGAAGCGACGCAGCAGGCGTATGCGCAGTCGCTAGGTGCAGGCCAAGCGATCAATCAGGCCGCGCAGCAACTGTTCGAGCAAGGCTTGCAAGGCAACCAGTTCCGCAACGAGGCGCTCCGTCAAGCATACGAGCAGACGCTCGGCGCGGGCACGTTCGGCAACACCGCCCAGCAGCAGTTGTATGCACAACTGATGGGACAGGCCGAGCTTGCCAATCAGGCCAATCAGCTGGCTTTCGCGCAGAACACGGAGGCGGCGCGAATGCGAAACGCTGCGCTCGGTCAGGCTAGCGCCCTCGACCTCGCGCGAATGCAGGCTGTCAACAACGCGCGACAGCAGGACTTCCAACAGGCATTGCAGTATTCCGACCAGATGAACAAGATTCGCCAGCAGGCCATCGTCGAACAAATGCAGTCTCGCGGCATGAGTCTGAACGAGATGAACGCGCTGCTGACCGGCCAGCAGGTCGGAATGCCTCAGTTCCCATCCTTCCACACGGCTGGCATCGCCCAGACGCCTCAGCTTCTGCAAGCCGCAGATATGCAGCACCAAGCCGCTCTCGACGCCTACAACGCCAAGGCAGGCGCAATGGGCAACGTAATTGGCGGACTGACAAACATCGCTGGTGCAATCAACCCGTTCTCGTTTGGTCCCAAGTCGACATAAACAGGAGATGGCGATATGGCAGTTCTGGTCCCTCTGATCTTCACTGCGCGAGATGTGAAAGGTAGGTGATTTATGGCTGGATATGGTTCGGCGAAAAAAGACTACCGCGAGTGGTTGCTGGCGGGGCTCCGAATGAAAGCTGCGAGAGCTGCGAGCGGACAAGGGCAGACTGAGGTTGGTCTTGCTGGACCAGATCAAGCCCAAACTTATCAGGTACCACCATTTTATCAGGGACAACCATTCGCACTATACCCGCACCCGTACCCCGCATCCGAACCCAATCCGCTCGCTGGTGCGAGCGCAGGTGGCGGTACTCAACCAGCCGCCGATCCGGATCAGTTCAACAAACAAATGATGGAGTGGTTCCTTGATCGACGGAAATATGAGCCAGAGTGGGACAAACTTGAGCGTCAGCAGTCCGCCATCGATGCGTTGCGTGCGAGATCTCAGAGCTCGATAGAAGCGAATCCGCTGACCAGGCGCGTGGTTGCCATGCCGCATTGGACACAGGGGGTTGGCAACGTGGCACAGGGGTTGCGCGCAGGGTACGACCAACGCCGCCAGAATGCGGACGTAGCAAAACTACACGCGGAAGAACTCGCTTATTTGAGAAAACAATTAGGACTCGACGTTGCAGAGCGCGCAGGCAAAACAGAGGTTCCCGATGAAGAGTCTGATCCCCAGAATCCCTGGCGAGCACTCCCGAAATGGTGGAGGGGCCTATGAGAGACGACAAATTCAACGCTGTTCTACGTCTCCGTGATCTGCACAGCACGAGATGTGAAAGGTAAGTGATTTATGCCGGGTGGAATTGTATTGCCCGAAGATCCGAAGGAAATAGATCGCAAGAAGCGAGAGGAACTCGTGAAGGCGTTGCGCGATCGCGACGTGCTCGGACAGAGACTGGGTGATAGTTCACCCCAGTCTTACATTGTGGGTGATGGTGTGCAATTCAAAGTCCCGAACCAAGAGGAATCCGTAACCAAACGTGGCCCAGTTGCCCTGGGCGATTTTTTTTCGCCTTCACAGTTCGCCCAAGTAGAAGTCCCTTCCCAAGAACGATCCGTAACCAACCTCGGCATAGCAACGCCGACTACTGATGCAACCGGCACACGGTCGTTTAGGAGGATGTCGGAGGCAGAGTACGCCAAATGGGCCGATCTAAACAAACAGTTGGACTCACAAACCTCATATCCGACTGGGGTAGCAGTGGCTGGGCCACCGAACCCCACACCAAACTTGTCTGAACGAAAACCCAAGGGCCGACTAGAGGCTGGAGAACCCAGAAGTACGACTGAAACGCCCGACACCTATAACGCACCTTCTTCCATAAGGTATCCTCATAGCGCCGCCAACACCCAAGGGGGACCGTCCGGCGCTGAGTCCTCAGGGTTGAGTGCGTTAAAGCAGGCAATCGCTGTATATAACGCGCCAGTGCCACCAGAGGTGCAGCGATTGGCAGAGACGATTAAGCGTAA